CAACTTATAGCATTTTCAGGTATAAATGATTTAAAACTAACCCAACCTCTTACATCTTCTCTATATGTAACAGTTTTATTTTGATCTTGAACGGTAATGTTATATTCATTTTTTCTATCATCATAACTACCAATTAATTTATTGCTAAGTTTTAAGTTGTCTCTAAACCAGTCTTTCATACCAGCGTCTGATATAGGTGTTAAACCATCTCTTGACAATCTCATTATAGTTCCTCTAACCTTATCAGTAAAGTATGCTCTATATGCTTCTGATGAAAATGATTCAGGGTTTGTTGATATTCCATATTCGCCAGAATAAGGAGTTGCAGTTCCTAAAACTCTATTTGTAGCAGTGACATTAGTGTTTCCATCAGCGTTGAATAAAGCATCTTTGTCAGCTAGTATTTTTAGTACCCTATCTTCGCAAAGCGCGATTAAATCTCCGCCTTGACCCCACCCAGCTTTTAACCTTTGAATACTACCATATCTAGGATTTAAATCTTTAGTAATTTGCTCTGCCTGTATAAATTGATTTAAGTTATTAACTCCAGATGTAGAATTATATAATCCAGAATATATTAAACCATATTTTCTATGTTCTTTTTTATATTGCTCAGATAATGTAGTAGAAACTTTAACTCCATTACCTATAAATGGTTGATTAAAACTATCTCTAACTCTATTAGATTCAACTCCATTACTAAAAGAATAACAGTTATGCCAAGTAGAGTTTATTACTGAATTTAATATATTAGTTTCTATTGTAATATCACAGTGGTTTCCAGGTGCAACAGGAATAGGCACGTTTGTATAAGATATTATTTGAACCTCTATAATTTGACCGTCTGGTTTTGTTACTTCTATTTTATCTCCAGGTAAAACCGTTGTTAGTCCTCTGTTAACTCTTATTACATTGCCATTTGGATCGCCATTACTAATAATTGTTAGCATGCTATTATCACCAAAAATGCCGGTTGGTAATCCAGATCCAGTGGTATTATCAGAAAGTATAACTAAAGTAGATCCTACTGGTAAAACTGATTCTATAGTACTTGTGTCTAGTGCTATCGCGTTGTTATTACTTATCTCGTAATATATATCTAAATCAGTAGTGTCTTTAGGTTCTGTTTCCCATACGGCTGGAAAACGAGGAAACTCAGCTTCTACTGTTTGTGGACCTACAATTTCTAACGTATAACCAACTGCATCAACTCCAATATTACTATCTGAAAAGCCCTTGCCATTATTAAAAAAGTTAATGTTTTTAGCAGAGTTAGGGCTTATACCATTCATTCCGTACTGTTGGAATGTTAAAGTATCTCCTACTGCTACATCTCCAAAGGTATTATCTGGGTTAGTTGGATCGTAATTTTTAAAAGAAACAGTGTTAGTATTTCTATCTATTCTAGATACTACAGCTAGATTCATTAAACTCTGTAAATTTCCAGAAGGAGCATCGCTCCATACCATGCCAACCTCTAAGGCTCTAAGACCATAATTATTTCCACTAGAATCAGAAACACTTAAAGCATTTAAAGTTATTTCATTTTCACCAGCAGCCATACCAACACTAGCTTGAAGCTCTAATTTTATACCAGCTGCTATAGGCGCGTTGTACGCGTATGGATTCCACGTTAAAGTGTTTGATCCATTACTTAAATTTACAAACTCAGTTTTATAATTATGTGTAAAGTTTTCAGGTCTAAAATAACTTGTTGTTTGAAAAGTTGCAGATCCAATTCCTGTTGCAAAAAGGCCAAGATCGCTTGCCCAATCAGGATCAGCGTTACCATCAAAGTTCCAATGTGCAGATAAACTTCCAATCTCATCAGAACCATTAATATTTTCATAACGAACCCTTCTGCTACGTATTACATCTTTTATTTCATATAAAGTTTCTGTTGGATCTTCTTTCCATTTAAAAATAGTTCCACTTACAAGATTAGAAGAAATTTCATTTGCATCTTGGTATCTATCGTTGCCCTCGAATTCAAAAAAGTCAATATCATCATCTTTACAACCCTCATCAGGGCCTGGTTGATCGCTACACGTGTGCCAATCTAAAGCGGCACCAGCAGCATCTCTAGGTTGTACTCCCCCAAACCCAAAATCTATAACACCGTTGCTTACGCCTGTTCCAGATATTGTTGACGTATTAGGGTGTGTATTAAAAGCGTCAACATCAAAATATCCTTGACTTATAGAAGCATCAATAAACCAAACATCTTCAAAATCAAAGTTATTAGTGTTGTCGTGTAAACCTTGTCCTAGCTGATCTACTCTCGCTTCAATTCCATGAGCACCTAATTCTTCATTTGAATCGTTTCTATGTCTATATACGTTTATACCTCTAAAAAAAGCGCTATAACGAGTCCAACTATCATTTGGACTAGCGTTACCAACACTACTCTGTCCCCATTCACTTACCCATTTTTTATATTCATGCCAGCCATGAGTTGGATTATTACTACCCACTGACGCCGCGTAAGCAAAGTTTCCTTGTGATATAGTATTCTGCCACACTTGTGAATGATTACTATCTATAAGAGAGTATATTTTTTTACTAGTAAAAGTTACATATGCAGCTGTTTCTTCAGTAGAATTATCTATTATGTATTTAGTAAAAGTTGCTTCGTTAAATATTTTAACAAAAAACCTTCCATCAAACTCCGGTTTGTTTTCTACTTTATAATTCCATATTACAGCTCTATTACCATCTTCAATTTTAGTAGGATTAATACCATCTGGATCATCAGTAAATTTATTTACATCACTTTTAAATGCTTTTTCTAAAATAATTTCAAACCTCTCATCATCATCAACAAGATCTATTTTGGCTATTTTAATTGGCTCTGTAGTAACGGCGCCACTAGAATTTTGCAATTGAAAATAAAGCTCTCCATCATAAGTTGTTGGGTTATGTATGTTTTTTACAGCTCTATTGAGATATTGACCAGCGCCACCAATGTCATAGTTTAAACTAAAAGTTTTAGAGTTTTCCTTTGGTATACCAAAACTTTCATCAAATATATCATCAATAGGTGTACCAGCTTTATGCGCTACGTCAGATAAAACATTTTTAGTTGTTTTAATAAAGTCTGGGGCTTCGTTTTCTATAGCTATAACTTTAAACCTAGCAGGCTCTGCCACTGGATCACTATCATTTAATCCTTTTTTCAATATTAAAAAAGTATCTATATCAATTTTATTTCTATCACTAGAAGGGAAAGATATCCAAATGTTTCCATCATCTGCATTCCAATACCTATCCATAGCCATATTGTAATACTCTCCTGAAGTTTCTTTAATGTAAAATCTAAAATATTTCATATCAAGTGGAACACTTGTATTTTCTATTGCTAGCTGAAGTTTGCTTGTATTAATAGCACTTTCCTTTTCTACTTTAAAAGTTCCTGATTTACTCGTTATTACCGGTGTTTCTCTACCGTACTTATCAGTAAATACTACTCCTAATTGATATTCTCTTAAAGATTTTATAGATCTACTATCTCCTCTGCTTGATATAGTTTTAGAAAATATAGGACTATATTTATTGTTGCCAACTGTTAAATCATAGTTTTGCTCGTAATTACCATACACAATTCTATTTCCAGTAACCTCTTGTCCTAAGGCTTTTTTAGGAACATTATCAAAAGGTCTTAACATTTGGTTAGCCGGTAGAACAGCCCTAATATTATCTTTGTCAACTTTAAATTCATTTATCTGCCAGTTGTTAACATAAGTACCAGTTGCTTGATCTAAAATAGTTCCTTCAGAAGTTGGGCTTAACGTATCTACAACATATACATTTGGAGATCTTTCTTCTTTATATAATATATCAACTTCAACAACATCTTTAGGCGTGATAGGAGTATTAAAATCTCTAAGAAGTACATGGTCTAATCTATTACTCATACCTAGATTGTAACCTTTTTTAGGATGATAATCAAAACCTCCAGGTATAAATGCTACGTTAGTAAAAGGAGCAAAGGTAGAATACTCTCCATCTTCGTATTTATATCTATAAGAAAATCTAGGAAATTTAAATTCAAATAATTTTTCGGTTTCTTGAAATAAATCAATAACATAATCTAAAACTCCAGTTGCAGGATCTGCAAGCGGTGCTTCACCAACTATACTAGTTATTTTAATAGCAATTTTAGCGCCAAACGGTGGATTGTCACTATTAAAGCTATTAGCATCTTGAACAATACCAGTTCCAGGGTCCCAATCCCAATTTACTATTTCTCCTTTTATAGTGTGCTCTTCAAATGGAACAGATGGTGGTATACCATCAGCATCAAATTCTTTAAGTACAACTTTAGTACCAACTTCGTAGTCATTTAAAACAAACAAAGCGTTTCCATCTAAGTCTGTTGGAATTGTTAGCTTAACGACGTCTCCAATATTAAAAAAACTAAAGTCGTACGGTATAGACGGATCAATTATTCCGTTTGTTTGTGCAACAACTTGATTCCATATAGATGATTGACCAACGTTTAATGAGTCAGAAATTGTTACAATACCAGAATAGTTTAAATCAGGATCTCTATTAGATCTTAAGTCCATTGTTAAAGCATTTTTAGGTGCCTGTCTAATAACAGTAATATGCTCTTCTTTTATTGGTTCGTTAACAATTCCTGTTGAATTATTTATAAGAGAAGTATGTATATTACCCGATGGATCTGTACCTTGTATGCTACGAGGTATATTTATTTTTTTAGGCTCTGAAAAGTTATCAGTCCAAAATAGCATATCATCAACAATATTTATACCAGTTATTAACCTATCTTTGTCAAAATTTAAAACTCTTTCACCTTCAAAATACCAAAAAGAAGTAGATGATGGATCTAGTGTTGCATCATTTAAATATATAGATTCTAATGGTCCAGTATTAACCCAAAATAAAGAGAGTTTTTGACCGCTATATGTAAGTGAGTTTTGCGGAGTAATAATACCGTTTGCTAGATCAGTACAATTAACCACGCTATAAACAAAGTCATTTGCATTACTTACAGAATCAGGATCTATACACGAATCAGCTGGCCAATTAGCGCCACCACCAGAACTGCCTCCAGCGCCTCCAATACCTATCGTGCCACCAGCTTGTATTATATCGTATATTTCATTCATCCACTGTTGTGAATTAAGATTTAAATTTATCTCGTTATTTGGTGAGGTAACATCAGCCGCGGCAGGTTGGATAACAGCATAAAGAGAGTTTGAAGAGTGTTCACTTGAGAAAGTATCGTCTATTACAGCAGAGAGAACTGCTGGTGGCGGTACTATCTGTTGATCAATAGTTAGTATATAAGCTTGTTGGCAACCACCAATTAAAGGCTGTTGCCCCTGATCACATATTTGATCTAACACTATATTAGTAACATTAGCATCACTTGTTAATCTCGTGACCATAGAAGGAAATCCAAACCCAGAAATACCACTCACACCGCTATCAGGATTTGATTGTGAGCCAAGTATTGTAGAACCTACGTTTATACCCCAATCATTATCCCAGTCACTTGCATATATAAAAAGTTGAGAATTACCTGCTGGTGGTAGATTATTTTGAGGACCATTATAATTAAGGCAAGGCGTAAAATCATTGTAAACATTTGGTCCCGGTGGTCCACCGCAAAAAGTGCTATCAAAAGTTCTAATATGTATAGGGCCACATTGTTGGTAGTTTTCCATTGTGCTTCCAGCTCCATAGCCAAGGCAACTACCGCCTTGATTGGCAAAAGCAAAAGTTAAATCAATAGGATCTTGCGCTACTGGCTGTGTTATTGATCCAGTAAAATAATCAACATCTATTTGTGCTAAATCTCCAATACTTGTAACAAAGGTAGGAGCACCTACAATACCTCCAACGTCATCATAACCAGTCACGGTCATTCCAGTAGTTATACTATCATATAAACTAGTATCACTTAACGTTATAGAGTTTGAAGCTACAGACGAATCGTCGTTCACTACAATAAAACCATATTTATCTACAAATACAGACTCGCACGCAGTAGCTGTTTTACGTAAGATTATATCTTTGAAAGATACTTGTGTAAGACCACTAGGCAGTGGTATAAGTGAGGAAGGGTCAGCGCTTGGACCAGCAACTAACCAGTATAAAGAATCGTTTTTTTCGTCAGAAACAGAACCAACAGTAGTTGACCCAGCTTCTATTGGACTACCACCTAAAGCATATTCAGGAATATTAGTCCAATCACAACCAGGCGTATTACCTAATACATTTTGAATAGTACCAACATTAGATTCTTCTGATGTTGAAACCTGTATATTCATAGCATCTCTATATTCACCTGGTGGAACAAGTCTCTCGTCAAGATCTTTGTTCATCTTACCCTTGGTGAAATTACGCTTCATCTCCGGCATATATTAGTGTTTTATTTGTTTTGATTTACCTCTTAAAACTTGAGTAATTTCTTCTAATTTAATATTAGATAGTCTTAACTTTGCTTTTCTTGTTTCAGCAAATCTTTCTTTTTTAAATCTTTTAACTACGTATTGTACGTTAGCTCTTGTAGATAATATAGCGTAAGCAATACATTTGTACATTGCTTCTTCAGCAAACTTATGTACTTGCATTTCATCGTCTGTACCTAAGCTATCGCTTATGTAATCTATTACTACTGTTCTTCCAGAAATATTAGAACTAAAATGTATTTTTCCTGAAACACAATCTATGTAAAAAGATCCATTAACTTGGGCGTGCTGAGGATCTAATCCATATCGATTGCCTACTACAGGCCAGTAAATATCGTCTTCATAGTCATCATTATTATTGTTTTCAGATGGAGTTGATGACTTGTAATTACCCCAAGTATCTGTATCAGCTAAATCTGGAGATACAAATGTTATTTCCCCACCAGCTGCAACAGCTGTTGTAGGTTGATTAGAAACTACTATAGTTGTACCAGAAACGTTTGTAATAACAGTTCCTATTGGAAACACTTCGTTATATACTAGCATGCCAATTTCTAAATCTGCCAAATCAGAAGCAGTACCTGTTATTTGAAAATCATTAATATTCCATGATAAGTTTTCTACTATAAAAGAAGATGCTTGTGGTAATATTAAAGAATTATCACTATTTGCAAAAGTTAAAGTAGTATCAGTATTACTTATTCCAACGGTAGCACCTGCAGCATCTACATATATAGGTGTTACTAAAGCGCCGGCGCCGTCATGCATTGTTATTGTTGTTATACCAGCATCGTTACTTACAGCACCAACTATAGTTCCATTTGGTATATAAGGACCGCTAACCCGCATACCAACTATAATATCTTTGTATTCAGTATCTAAAGCAACTGTAGCAGCACCAGAAACTAAATCTCCAACAGCTTGTAATGTGAAATCTCCATTAGAGTCTTGTAAAAAGTTTTGTGATGGATTTGAGGTTTTAGAAGCGGGATATATTACATGCTTTATACCAGAAGAATCTACCCAGCTTATTTTAGTATAGTTAACATAATCTTGTGGTAATGGTATTTGTAAAGTTGCTGGTACTGTTACCTCTTGTGATTTACAAGATTTAAATGTATCAAAAGATAATTCTTGCAATGCTCTTTGAGCAAAATAAGCAACATCAGTTCTTTTTATTTTTGATATTATTTTATCTTCGCCTACATATGCAATAATAAATTGATTGATTATATTATCTAGCGATGTAAATTGATAATTACCAAAATCGTTGCCATCGTAGTAAGCTTGAGAAGTTTGATTTATTAATGCCATTTATTATTGTTTTTCAAGTTGAAGCTGCGCCATATCTAGTCCTTGGCCTGCTTTCATAATATCATCTCTTTTCATAGAAACACCTGCAAATTTTAATATTTTATAAACTAACTCTGATTCTTCTGCTGGGTGCAGTTCAAAGTTTGTTACATTTGTAGAGTCATACATTGCTTTTCCACCAACAACTACATACGCCCAATTAGGTTTAACTGGAACTTTTATATAATTACAATTTAAAGTAGCATATGCTGGATATGATGTAATGCTATTTTCTCCTGTTCTAACATATACAGGTCTAGAGTCTGTAGGCGCTGTAAGTGGTGATTTGTTTAAATATAAAATCTCATTAGCTTGCACTTCTTCAACTTCTGTGTTTGAAGAATCGTAAACAGTGCCTAATCTATAAATATCTGTATTATCAAAGATATCTAAAGTTATAGTACCTGTTGTTTCAAATATTGCAATTTTTTCATTTAAATTATCTACAATATCACTATACTCTTTATTATTACTTGATATTCTTGATAATTGATTTAAATCATAAAAATATTGTTCAAATATTTCTTTTTGTGCTTGGTCAGCAAATAAATTAAATTCTTGAGGCGTTACATAACCTCTTTGCTCTTTGTTAGCAAACATTAAAACTTTTTGATATACTGTATCTATACTAACCATAATTTCTTTTTAATTGTTATAAGGAAATAATCTGTTTAAAGTGTCTTGTCTTTTATTGCAACCACAATCTTTATCAACAGCTTTTGCAACTGTATCTACAACTTTTTTTATTCCAGTTGCTTTTGTAATTTTCGCTACCGTATCACCTAATCCTTTTGATTTATTTTTTTCCATATAATATAATTTGTAGTTTGCAATCGCCCCGTAGAGCGACTGCATCTACAGTTAGATTAATTTAATCTTTTTTCAATATTGGAGTAGATCTCCATGCCTTCATCAGTTTTAAACCAAGCAGCTAAGGCTGAATAAGGATGTTCATCAAAAGGAACGTTCATTAGTTTTCTATCATTAGAAGCCCAAGTAAAAGTTCTTTGATCTGAAGATAATTTAATAATACCTAATTCAGTTGCTCTAATACCAAAGTTTCTAAGCACTACGTTTTCATCATTTACCAACTCTAAGAATAATTCAGGATTTCTTTTAGCATATAATAGTAAATCTCTTCTAAGTTCTTTAGAACTCATCTCTGATACTTTAGAACCAACTTCAACACGCATAATAGCTTCAGCCATATCAATGTCGATGTTTTGAGCAGCGTTTAATGCTTCTATTTCCATTTCTATCCAAGCTATTTCGCCCATTGCTTTTGCGGCTGGTTTTTCTTCGTAAAACATTACGTCTCTATCTGGATGATATAGTGAAAGTAGTTTTTGCAAAACTGTTTTTTCTTTTTCTATCATTAACATACCATTTCTAAAAACAATATGTTCTAATCTTTGATCACCTTTCATTTCGTCAACAAAAACTGTTTTTTGATTTTGACAATATTTAAGTTCTCTTTCATAACCTTTTTCTTCATCAAACCAATGTATATTTGCAGATCTAATAGATCTTGATAAAGGTTTTTTATTACCTTTTAATCTATATATTCTGTTTTTTATTTCCCAACCATCTTCTAATACTCGGTTTTTCTTTTCAACTCTTTTTGGTTTTGGAGTTTCCATTACCGGTGTTTCAACTTTTGGTTGCTCTACAACCTGTGGAGTTGCTTCCACTTCTGTATTTTTTGTTTTTTTTGCCATAATATAATATATAATAAAATTAATAAAAAAAGAGAAGGACGGAGAACGTTTGCGTGTATGCCGTCCTCCTCTTTAAAGTAATTGTGCTTACTTCATTAACATGAAATTGTTAGCACCTTGTGTAACTAAACATCTTTCAGATAAATAGTGGATTTGCATTGCGTCAAGTGCAGATGTAGCAGCACCAACAGAACCAGTAACCCATGTTTTCATTTTTCTGTCATCTGTTTGAGAAGCTCTATAACGAACGTGTAAGAAAGGACGTTTCATATTCTTTCCTAAAGCTTGATCATAAACTGAAGATACACCAGCTGGTATAATAACACCTCTAATAGCAGCAGATGTTCCAACACGGTTTATCTCACCTCTTGTAGCTTTGTCGTTTAGATATCTAAAGTCAGACTTGTAGAAGTCATAAGAACCTCTTCTAAATCCAGAGAAACCTAAGTTTAATGCCATATCTTCTGAGTTGTCAAATACCCCGTAAGAAGTACCACCAGCTCCGTAAGAATTCATAGAAGCTAACATGTCATCCATTGCTAACGAAGTAGCTCTGTTTACAAACATCATGTTTTCTTCAATAGCACCTTGCTTATCAAATTCTGCTAAAATAGCATCAAACTCAGCTAAATCAGTAGCAGCGTTAACACCAGTAACACCAGAAGTAATATTACCTCTAGATTCGATAGCAGCAAATAAACCTTCAGTACCAGAACCACCAGCGCCAGAATCAGCAGAACCTCTAATTTGCTTGTCAGCAAAACCAATAACAGAAGCATCAACTGTTTTCTCAGCTTCTAACATTGACATTTCTAAGTAATCAGTAAATCTAGCTCTAGTATCACCTTCAGCTTTTAAGTACCATAAGTAACCTGATTGACCTTCTTCACCAGAAACTTCAACCCAACCAACTTGAGAGGCATCAGATCCAGAAATCTCATAGTAATCCTTCATAATAATTGGTTTGTTAGTGAAAGATTTGAACGTAGGCTCTAGAGCTGTTCTTCTTTCAGAATTAAATGTACCAGTGATATCAGAGTAAGATTGTCCTTTACCAAACTCAGAACCTATAACTAACAATATAGATCCACTAGCAGTTGTTGCGTGGCCAGTTAAATTAGCTTTATCATAAGGTTCAACTGAAACAACAGCTGAATCTGGAGTTTCTACTACTAAACATTTAGTAACGATACCAGCACTTGCAATAAGTACAACGTCGTTTACTCTAATACCATGAGTAGTAGTTAAAGCTTGTCCATCTATATCAGTTACAACTGTAAATGTACCATTAACATCACCAGTCGTATCTACTGTACCTACGTAAGATAAGTGTAATCTTCCTTGTTCAGACCATACAACTTGATCAGCTGTCATAGCCTCTTCAGCTCCTACTTGTGAAAGAAATCCTGAGATTGTTCTGTTTCCAAAAACCTCAGCTTCTTTTTCCATAAGATCTGGTAAATATTGTTGTGCCCAACCAGCGGTTGTAGCACTTGTAAAATCGATGTAATTTGAAGCTAGTGTTTGTTGCTGTGGAGCTACAACACTATTCAAACTACCTCCTGCAGTAATTGCCATAATTTATAATTTTAAATTGTTATTTATTTTTATTTTTAATTTTAAACTTAAAATCAGAAGAATTATTACCTAACACTTTATATTTAACACCACCTGCTTCAATTTGTCCATGACTTTGTCTTGGATCCATATTCACGTTTTTGGCTTTAGCAACACTATCTTTCATAGCGTCAGCTTTCCCTTGTTCATAAAAGTGTTTTGCAACAGCATCAGCATTCATTGCTGTATATAGAGATTTATGATAACCCTTAGCGTCTGATAATGTAGAATTTTTATCCAAAAACTTTTTGGTAAAATTATTTATATCACTTTGAGTATTTTTAACCTCTTCAGCATTGTTTACATTAAATCTGTATTTTTTATCACCGACGTTATATTCAAAACCTTTGAACTTGTCGTTAAAAACTTGATTAGTTTTTTGTGTAAAAATTTCAGTATTTGTTTTACTTGCTTTTTTAGTCTCTTCTGACTCTTTGTTGTATCTATTAAAAAAATCTACAGCTTTTTGTTGTTCAGGCGTAAGCTTTGAACCAGCTTTGATTTCTTCATAGTATCTGGACTTTTGCCCGTCCAAGTGGCTTTTAGCGTTGGCAACTTGCTCTTTTAACGCTAATTTTTTTCTTCGTATATCTCTTTCTTCGTCTTCTTCTTCATTGTAAGAGAATTGATCTTCCATAAGAAAGTTAATTTCTTCTGCATTTAAATGGGGTTTTGTTTGCTTGTAGTATTCATATAGTAAATCTTGATTATCCATTTTACTATAATCTTTATTAAGGCTAACATAGTCATTTAAATCACCACCAGTTTCTTCCATAAAGTCCATTAACTTTTGAATATTTTCTGGTAGTGGTTTTCCAGTAGCTTCAGCTTCAGCAACAGCTTCTTCAATTTTTTCTTCTACTTCCGCGACTTCTTCTTCAGTAATTTCTTCTAGTGCCGGAGCCTCTTGTGTTTCTGCTTCCGGTTGTACTTCTTCTTGTTCTTGTGTGGGCTCGGCATTTTCAGGCTCTGCAACCACTCCGCCGTCGTCAGTTGGACTTGCTTTAGCTTCGGCGTCTTTTTCTGGTTTTTCATTTTTTTCTTCTGGTTTAGGTGGTTTACTTAAATCTACTTTTATAACACCATCGTCATTAGCAGACTCAAATTTACTTTCATCAACTTGTTCAGTTGTTTCTTGGGTAGTTTTTTCAACTACTTCTTTTAATTTTTCTTCCATAATATAATATAATAATAATTAATAAATTTTATCTAGGCTCAAACGCGCCTAAGTCAAATCCTCCGCCTAGTATATCATTACCTGAAGACTCAAAGTTTTTAGGTGGTTTACCACTATTTCTTTGGTCTATAAGTTCTGATTGTTGAGTTGCTTGGATTTTTGTTCTTTCGTCTTTTCTATCTTCTTTTTCTTTTTCTTTACTTTTTGTAGATGTAACCTCCATGTTCTTTAGTTGCATGTTGTATTCAAACTCTAATTTCATTAATTCCTTTTTCATTGCAACTTCTTGGGTCATTTTTTGAGATTCTATTTGAGCTTTAACTTGTTCTAACTGAACTTGGCTTTGCGTTATAGCTTGATTTTTTTGCACATCAGCTTGAGCAGCCGCTTGAGCAGACTGTTGGTTTAATTGAGCTTGTTGCTGCATGTTCTGTTGTTGCACAATTTGATCTCTATCTAATTTCTTTTTTCTACGTATTTTAAGTAATTGATTTGCTAGTTTTATGTTTTTAATTTCTCTAATATCAATAGCATCAGCAAGCTCAATAATTTGTTGTTGTAAGGCCATTTGAATATTATTTTCTAAAGCCGTTTTTTCTTCTTCGTCTGGTTGCAAGTCTATAAATATACCAAAGTCATATAAATGCAACTGTTTTAACTCTTCTAAAACCGAAACGTTGTGAACTCCAATAGCTTGGATAAAAGCGTCTCTAGTTGGTGAATATTCTATAATATCAGATATTCTAAGAGAAAGACACTCACATATTTCTGCGGTTAAAAATAAACCAGACTGCAATATATGCCTAGTAGCAGTATTTGAATTAGCAGCTGCAATTTTTTGAATACCAACAAGAGCATTTTTATCTGGCATACTACCATCTCTAGCTTCATTAAGCCCAGTTACATCTCTTATCATTTGCAAGTAGTAATTATAATTACCTATAAGTGCTTGCATTTTATTACCACCACTACCAGATGTTATTTCTTGTATAGGCACTTTACCTGGATTCATATCGCCTTCGCTAGTAAACGATCTACCTATAACAGAACCTGTTTGAAAAAACATATTTAACGCCTCTTGAGGATTATAGTTTGTACCGTTTCCTAAATCAACCTCAGCCAAACCATCAGCATCTAAATAAACACCATCTGGAACCATTCTAGATAATACTTGTTGTATTTTTAAATGAGTTAATTGAATCATATCTGCAAAACCTGTTATACGTTTTACTAACGAATCTATTTTACCATTATACATTCTTGGAGCTACAATAGCATAATTCATTTTAACTTTAGTAAAATCACTTTTAGGGCGCATCATGTTTTTAGACATTTCCCATTTAAGTAGTTTATCAGTACCTAAAATCATAGCACCGTCATAAAGACACTCTATAGATCTTAACATTCTACTATAGCCACCCTCTTTACTTTCTGGTGGATTAAACGAATCATCTTTAGATATTATTTTTTCAGCACCAGTTCCAGTTTCTTTTATTTTATAAACTTCATTCATGTATGTTTTATAATTAAAATATAAAACTTGAATAGTATTATTATCTTCTTTATTGTAAGAATGTCTTGAGTTGTAATTAGATCTATTGTAAGATTTGTTTTTCATTATATCTTCAAGATCATCTTCTGTTAAATGCGGAAATTGCTTTGCTAATTCGTTTACCGGTATAGACTTAACTTCTCCAACATAATATATATCATCAAAATATGGAGACTCGGTATATGAATATACTAAATTAGCTGGATCTACATAGTCAATAACAACACCCTCAGAAGTGTTGAAAGAAGTTTTAACAGCGCCAATGCCTAAAACGGTAAGATCGTAGTAAAATTGTTTTTTTATTAATTCATATTTATTGCCCTCTAATAATGTATTTAAAGCTTGTTCTTCTGCTATTTCAACAGATTGCTTGTAAGACAATTGCATGTGAAGCTCTAGCTCTTCATTAGACTCGGGAAGTTCTTCTACACCACTACTCCTAACATTTAATTGCAACTCTTGCTGCACGGCATTGTTAAAATCTTTCAATCTCATATCTTTCAATATGCCCTCCATATATTCAGTTCTTTTAGCCATGCCAAAAGGATCTTGAGAAAATGCTTTTATATCATATGTTCTTTCAGCGATGCCATTTACTACTATATCTACAAATTTAGATACAATTGGAACTGGCTTCCAGTCTAAATTTAAATAGGACAAATCACCGTTTATAGATAACTCATCCTTGTATTTTTGAATAGATTGCTCGCCTCTAGCATACAATCTTAAATTATGAAAATTATTATGATTAGATCTATATCTATTCATATTTCTATCATTATTAAACCACTCTTGCTCTATAGCTTTACCTACTTTCAAGCCATAATCATAGCTTAACTTTTCAGCATCACTTACTGTTTGACTCGGGAAATAACTTTTAATGCCAGACTCTGCCATATTTATTATTTGATTATTTGTGAATTAGTTCCAGTATTACTATACTTGGATATGTTTATATTTAGTTTAGGTTTTTCAACCTTAGCATTTGGCGCGTACAAATGCCTATTGTTCGCCATGATAGCTAAACCAGAACTTATTGTTGCATCGTATTTTGTTCTTTTGTTTATGTCGAACCTACTCCAATCGTTTAATAGTTCATTAAAGTATAAATCACCAAACGTTCCATCTTGTCTCATGCCAACGTGATCTTGTATGTACATTTCAATAGCAGCTGCATGAGCTTGCTTTATGTCTTCTGAAGAGTTTGGTATTCCACCAACTTCTTTTTCTGCTACAGAAAGTTTATTCCATGATTTATCAGGACGATTCATAGAAAAACCTCTATATCCTCTACGTCTTAAATAATATAAAAGACGGGGTTTATTGTTTTCTGCAAGTATTGGCATACCATAAAATACTAAAGCCATCAATACATCTTCAAAGAATATTTCAGCTGTAGGTGGTCTTGATAAGTATTCTAAAAAAAAGCTATTTGCAGGAGCGTCCTCCATACTAAACCTGGTTAAGCCGTGTAATGCTCCTTTAGAACCTACTCCATCTACAGTTCCTGATATATCATAAGAATCGCAACCAAACGCTCCCATGTGTTCATTACCAGGATATTTTATACCGTTTTTGAGTACCACTCTATTTTGTAACTGCTGAGGTGGAACCCAGCTAACTTTAAATCTACCTTTTTGATCTGGGTAGAATATTACTTGTGAATCTTTAACTCCATTGACCCATTGAAAATTACCTATTGTAATCCCAAGAGTTCTAGACATTTCTTCGTTATAGTCTATCTGCTCGTATATCTTTATTAAGTTAAATATACTATTTTTTGTTTCATCTCTAAACGCGTGCTCTGTAGTTCTAGGAAACTGACGGTAAAATTCGTTTAAAGCATCTTGATCGTCTTTTAAGCCATCGGCTTCATTTTGCCAATTATCTATTACGCCTATATCTATTAGTTCACCGTCTGGGGCAAACACATCTGTGTCAGGAGTAGTGAATACTGGAACTCCATACTCGTCAATAAATCCTTCGTAGTTCCATTCCATTGGGATAAACAAAGAGTATAAACCAGATTTTGTCTGACCATTTCTATTTCGCTTAGTGACATCTGATGCATTGTATAATTTTTTAAAGTTATCGCCTCCTTTATCTAGAGCGTTTGATGTTGATCCCATCATACACTTGCCAACTATTCTGCTACCTAGCCTAAGGCATGTTTTTGTAACGCGCCAATTGTTTAATATATTATCAGGTCTTTCCCACTTACCGCTTTCATCATGTACTAATAAAGCTAGTTTTTCACCGTCATAACTATTATCACCTGTGTTTTTCCAATCAATAGTTGTATCTAACCCTTGTATGTCTTCTAGCTTTTCATTAGCCGTAATTTTCTTCCTTGTAAACTTACTAGCAGGCACTCTATAAGCAAGCTCGGATTTAGGACGATCCATACCGTCTTGTATAGGTTTAAAAAAGAAAGGATAATTAATTGATATGGGAACAACTTTATCTGTAAACATTTTCTTAGCATCTGATCCAGTTTTAGATAGTATACCATATCTACTATCACTTGCAAGAGTAGCTAAATTAACTGTTTCTGCAGATGACATGAACGAAAACCCTGACCTTCTGTTCTTTAAGTAGCACATACCATAACATCGTTTATCTGCCTTGCACGCTTCCCAGAATATATAAAACAATCTATTTGCTTCTCTAAAATCTGGCGCTCCAACATCTATCTTGCTCCATTGCAAGTACATATAGTGTGCACCTGTTATCCACGTTGCTTTATCATTGTTAGTAAACCAAAATCCTTCTTCTCTTCTTTTAAACTCTTCGTCTATATAATCAAACCACTGCTCCTTTTGATCTTCAGGATAACCTCTCCAATCAAATATATTTTTTAACCTATCTAGCTCTTTTGGATACTCTAGTTTTTGCCATTTGCTTTTGGGATGCACGTACACTCCTTTTGGTTCCAACGGCAAGCCAATTCGCAAGTTTTGAATTTCAACCACTTGTCCAATTTTACCAGTTTTAGAGATAACCACGATATCATGTTCTTTATTGTATCCATATTTCCATTTTTTAGATTTGTTAAGACGACTTATAGTAGTCTTTTTAATAGGTTCAATTACCTTAACTAAACTTTGCTCGTACATTATTTAGATCTACCTTCTGCGAATCCTCTAAAGACCTCTTTCTTTGTCTCTTCAGGTGCCTTGCCCTCAAGCAAGTTCTCTTCTTCTTGGATTCTGTTAAGTATTTCAAATGCGTCAAATATAGCTAATTTTTTAGTAGCTGCGGCATTTTTCAATCTGTCTGCTGATATATCATCGTCTGAATCTACAATAGGTTCTTTAGCGACTTTAATCAACTCATCTACTGCTTTCTGCCCAGCTTGGATTATATTCTTCTTCGTTTCCTTGATATTCATATTTGATTGTAATAAAATTAGATAAAACTCTATATAGTCTTTCGCCATCGACGATAAACTCGTATTGACTGCTTGGTCTAAAACCAACTAAGTCATTAACCTCAACCGTACCGTCTGAATACTTAACAATACCTTGAAGAGGTTTTTCAGATTCAATATTAAATTGATCTATTGCTTTCAAAGGCTTTACAAAACAATAACCCCTTGGAGCTGTCCAATTTCCATCTCTTTTGTATAAAAAGATTTGATCGTAGTTTATAAAATATGTAGATTCATCAAAATAAGCTCTACTATTTTTTTCAATACCTTTTACATTATGCCATCTACGAAATACATTGTGATGCACTATGACCGTATCTCCAGCTTCTATATTTGTATCACCAACTATAGGGGTTGATATAACAATAGCTTCTCTATTTACGTATTGGTGATTAAAAATCTCAGTGTTTAAAATTAACTCTGAATCTCCAACTTTCTTAGTGTTGTTGTATCTATCTCCTTTTGGCGCTACAACAAAGTTGTAAACGCTTTTCATTAGTACTCTAAGTTATATTCTACAGATACAGCCATGTTTTTATTAAAGTCTTTCCAAGGTAATACATCTTTATTTTTTTTAATATAAATAGAGTACTTATCTTCTTCTTCTAATATATCACAAATAGTATGTCCACCGTAAACTTCTTGCCCAACAGCATAATGCATAGCGTCGTTTTTGTAGTCCTTGCCTACACTAATCTTTCTTATTAACTTCGCCATTTTCTTTTTCGTAATTTATAGTACCATCTTGAATATTAATATCAAAAGTACCGTATTCTTGTTCGAACTCGTTTTGTAATAATGTTAACTCATCTCTTAATCCAGCGATATTATGCATCATTTCGTGCTTTTTCAATTCCATAGAACCTAATTCTAACTGTGCTCTATTAATTTTGTTAACTGAATCTTGAACTCTATCTAACTGTTCTTTAGTTATCTTTTCAGGTTTAATACCTTTAAGTTCTTTAATTTTCTTGTTTGTACCTTTTACTTTGCTTGTTGCCATAATTTTATTTAATTTAAGTTAATTATTATTTGTTATTAAGAAGGTGTTGTTTCGGAAAAAGCAGCATCACCATTTAGAGTAGCGTCTAAACTACCAACACTATCCGCTGCTGTACTACCACTACCCTCTGTAAAGTTCCAAAGATTTGTTAAATCTCCAGAGTTATCGTAATTTCCGCTATTAGCGGTTATGTCTATAGGTGTACCACTATTATATATTGCAGAAACCGCATCTGCATCTAAAATTTCGTTATATATAGCTATTTGATACAATAAACCGTCAAAACCATTAGCCCCACCACCCGAAGGTGAACCTATAGTATTCACGGTCAAGTCTTGTGCAGCCGCACCTAAATTAGTGTTTGTCGTGCTGACTGCTGACCCGTCTTCATATATAGCTACTGTAGCAGGTGAACCCGTTCCGGTGTTGTTTAAAGTGATAACGTAGTGGTGCCAGTTTGTGTTTGCGGTCACTGTTCCCTCTGCCTCCTGCCCGTTTTCATCCCCTTCCATCTGTAATCTATCACCGGCAGCGTTAAAATTTATTTTTCTTTTAAAGCCGTTTACGTTTGACATCACGAAGTCAGCGCTATTTCCTGTAGTGTCTCTTTTTGCCCAAAAAGATATGCTAAATTTATCCCCATCGTCACCAATGGCAAAAGCAGTTTCTGTAAACGAAAGATAATCTCCTGATCCATCAAAAGATATTGAATACGCGGATGCACCGCCGGCGGCTTTGTATGGTATATTTAGCACGCTGTTTCCTAATCCTAACATTAGTTTCCTATATAAGCTATAAAGCTACCCGAAGCTGGATTAACGCTTGTCCATCTACCATATATAGTAATTCCTTTTGGAAATGTATTGTTAACATCAACTTCAACACCACCGGAACCAAGAGTGGCTGTAGAAGAAGCCTCATCGTGAGCATCGTCATTTGCAGCTATTCCTTCTCTAGCAAAAACAGATCCTATATATTCTAAACCATTGCCACTATCATTGTCTGCGACTAAACCAGCTGATGTATCAAAGGTAGTGTCCTCTAACATTGTTATAGCTACAAATACTTTCCCCGTTGGAGGTGCGCAGGCCGCTGTGCCATCGTTAAACAAACTACCCATTTGCCCAAAGCCATAAGCGACTTCTGTTGAATTTATTCCCATAATTTTATTTTTTTACTTTTTCAAATGATCGTCCGCCAAAATAAGCGCCGATCACAGTTATTAATACTAATTGAAGCAAATCAACCCATGATGATTTTACTTCAAACTTTAATGCACCTGCGTCTATAAATATTAATAGCATGGTGCATACTAT